TCTGGGCCTGAATATTTGAACGTTGCTTATCAAAATTTAATACCAATTCTGACCAAAGCCATCCAAGAACAGCAAGCCCTCATCACATCCCTAACCGCCCGTGTCGCACTTTTAGAAGGAAACTAACATGACCCCCACCTGGATCATCCAATGGATGCAAACAACCACCACATCAGCCACACCACCTGAAGCCGTTATCACAGTGGGTTGGGCATGTAACGGTGAGCAAGTAGACAATGGTAAGACGTACACAGCCTCGGTCTATTCCACTTGCACACTACCACCGGCTGACCCTGCCAACTTCATCCCTTACGCCAATCTGACACAGCAAGAAGTGTTGAATTGGATATGGGCCAATGGCGTGGACAAAGATAGCGCCGAAGCTGCGGTGCAAAGCAATATCGATAACCAGATCAATCCTCCGGTGATTACGCCACCGCTACCCTGGGCGGCTTAAACATGAATTTAAACCTTGATCAAAACGAAATACAATTTATTCTTACTGTATTGGGTGATTTACCAGCAAAGACAGGTGTGTGGCCGTTAATTGTAAAGATCAAAGAGCAGGTAGAGGCTCAGGAAAACAGTAATGGCTCTCCAAGCTGATGAACATATCAAACAAGTTGGAGATGCCATATCAATCCTTACTGTTGTGGGGACTTTGGCTGAACTGCTACCAGCAATAGCTGCAATCTTAACGATTATATGGACTGCTATTCGTATATGGGAAACAGATACCGTTCAATGTATGTTTAGACGTAAGAAGGGGAATAAAAATGCCGATGGTAGCGAATAAGAAGTTTCCTTACACAGCTAAAGGTAAAAAAGCTGCTGAAGAGTATGCATCAAAGAAAGCAAAGAAGATGCATGAGAAGAAAGAATCTAAGGCTATGAAGGCTAAAGAGAAGAAGATGGGTTATCCATCGTGAAAGAAGGACTATACGCTAACATCCAAGCCAAGCGTAAGCGAATCGCTGAAGGCTCTGGAGAGAAGATGAGAAAACCTGGCACTAAAGGTGCTCCTACAGCAAAAGCATTTAAGGAGGCAGCAAAAACTGCTAAGAAGAAATGAAAAAGGATTCTAGGCTGGAAAGAGCAGGAGTGTCTGGATATAATCGCCCTAAAAAAACCCCAACACATCCTACTAAATCTCACATTGTTGTAGCAAAGGACGGTGATCAAGTTAAGACGATTCGGTTTGGTCAACAAGGTGTTTCAGGTTCTCCAGAAGGTTCTGCTAGAAATAAATCATTCAAGGCTCGCCACGCTAAGAACATTTCTAAAGGTAAAATGTCTGCTGCGTACTGGGCTGATAAGGTGAAATGGTAATGGCTACATTTTTAGACTGCATCAATGGTGTTCTACGCCGTATACGAGAGACAGAGGCTATCACGCCAACTGATACAGCCTATGTTAAGTTAATTGGTGATTTTGTTAATGAAGCTAAGAGAGAAGTTGAAGATGCTTGGAATTGGTCTGTGCTTCGAACAACAAAAACAATCACCACTGTTAGCGGCACACAGAACTACGAAATACCTAACACTAATCCTAGATCAAGGTTGTTAGTGGTTTATGTACCATCGCTGAAGAGAGATCTTCAACAAGCTACACAGAATCAAATGCATGAGTGGAATAACCTTCAAGGCTCAGTGAATGGAGATTCTTTTTATTTTTCTATTGGTAACAGCACATCATCTACTGGTGTTATTACTCTTGATTTATGGCCTATCCCATCGTCAGTGCTGACTGTAAAGGTAGACTGTGTTATACCACAGGCTGATTTGTCCGCTGGTACAGATGTTGTTTATGTTCCTTCAGAGTTAGTTATCCAAGGTGCTTATCTTCGTGCTATCAACGAACGTGGTGAAGATGGTGGACGTTTAAGCGAACAACAAGCGGATTTATATCGTAAAGCAGTGGCTTCTTACATCTCTATTGAAGCAGAGCGTTACGGTGATGAAACAACCTGGGAGTGGTCATAATGGCTGCTGAGCTAAGGTCAGTAAGTATTGTTGCACCAGGATTTGCTGGTCTCAATACTCAAGACTCTTCTGTAGCTTTACCTAAAGAGTTTGCACTTCGTGCGGAGAATGCTGTTATTGACCAATACGGTCGTATTGCAGCTAGAAAAGGTTGGGATAATGTTAACACTACATCAGGTTTTAACGGTGAAGAACCATCATTGATCTTTGAGATCGTTAAGGCTGATGGTACTACAGTTATTGGTTCTATCGGTGATAAGAAGATCTTCACTGGTACGACAACACTTACTCAGGTTTACTCTGATGCTACCTGGACAGCACAGAACTGGAAAGCAGTAAACTTTAATAGTCATACTTACTTCTTTCAACGTGGTCATGATCCACTGTTGTATGATCATGTCGGTAACGTATGGCAGAAGATGTCAGCACATGCTTCTTATTCAGGTACTGTACCATTAGCCAATGAAGTGTTAGCAGCTTACGGTCGTCTATGGGTTGCGGACACCACCACAGATAAGAAGACAGTTACTTGGTCAGATTCATTGATTGGTTACAAATGGAATGGTGGTACTCATGGATCTATCAGCATTGAAACTGTCTTAACTAATGGCTCTGATAGTATCACAGCTTTAGCAGCCTTTAATGGCTTGTTAATCATATTCTGTAAGAAGAGCACTATCATCTATTCTGGTGCTGAAAGTGATCCTACAACAAGCCTTCAGTTAGTAGAGGTTATTGATGGTGTAGGGTGTATTGCTAGAGATTCTGTACAAGATGTAGGTAGTGATATCTTCTTCTTGTCTGATACAGGTGTACGTAGTCTAGGTAGAACTATTCAAGAGAAATCAGGACCATTGTTCGATGTATCAAGGAATGTCCGTGATGACTTGATTGCTGATGTAGCTGCTAACACAACTACTGATGATATTAAATCTGTGTTCGATGAACGTAACGGATTCTATCTACTTAGTTTACCTACAAGGATCTACACCTATTGTTTTGATCTAAAACAACGACTACAAGATAATAGCTGTAAAGCAACTACTTGGACTATAGCTCCTAAGTCGTTATTGTCCACCAGAGACAGGAAACTATACATCAGCCGTGTAGGCTATATCGGTGAATATGGTGCTATGTACTCTGACAATGGCAGTTCATTCAGGTTTGCTTATTACACATCACACATTGATGCTGGTAATGCCTCTATCATAAAGATCTTAAAGAAGTTTTCTATGCTTGTTATTGGTGGACCTAACACTGAGATCTTTTTAAATTGGGGTGTAGACTACTCAGGTAATTATTCAACAGCCCAAATAGCTTTACAAGCAAGACAACCAAGAGCAGAATACAACGTATCTGAGTATAACATAGCTGAGTACAATTCAGGAACAATCATCAATCAACTAAGACAACAAGTAAGCGGTTCTGGTAGAGTGTTTCAGATTGGTATTGAAGCCAACATTAGTTCTGATGTATTGTCTATTCAACAAATAGATGCCTTTTTCAAAACTGGTAGAACCGCCTAAGGACAACGAATAATGTTTACAGAAACTGAATACATCATTACTATCGTACCGAGTAATGTTGTGTACACTGACGGGACTTACTAATCATGGCAACTACATTTCAAGCCCTTTTAGATAAAGGTTTTGACCCTGGTTATTTATCAGGGTTATCTGATAGCATGAGATCAAGGCTTGCTGCTAGCGTTGGTATTGTAGATTCTTCGCCAATAGTGCCTGTTACTACAGCACAACCAACAACACCAACAGAAGCTGATATTAATTATGTTGCTTCTGTCACTGGTTTACCTAGATTTATTGTTAATCAACGATTGTTTTCTGGTGAATCTGCAAACAACATTATAAGTTCGTCCCCACAAAAAACTTCTACTGCTTCAGTACAACCAACAAGTACAGCTACAGCAACACCATCGTCAGTAGTAACAACACAAGCTAGCACGAATAGCTACATGGTTCCTGAAAATACGTTAGATTCTGTTGTTAACAGTTTAGTCAATAACCTAAACACTAACGGACAGAGTGTAGCTCAGACTGCTAGGGCTTATGGTTTAACTGCTGATGATTTGTCTTCTATTAGTGGTTTACCGCAAGAAGAAATCCATCAATACTTCTTAGATTCTGGTTTACCTAGAGGTACTATATTAACTGGTGATGTTAGAAGAACCTTTGGCACTGAAGGTAATATACGTCAGCTAGATAAAGGTGAAGATGTCACGGTTGAACAAGTAATAGGTCGGCAAGGCGATAAACTTGTTGTGCAAGCGTACGATGCCTATGGACAACCAACCACAACAAGGCTTGCTAGTCCTAACACTTCTGAAGGTGCTGGGTGGTTACAAGCATTAGGTATTGTTGGTGGTGCTATTGGCTTAAGTAGTATACCTGAAGTAAGTTCTTTGTTTAGCGGTGGCGGCGCTGGAGCTAGTGCAAGTACTGGCGCTACTGTACTAGGTGACTCTGCTTTAGCTGTTGCTGGTGTCGAAGGTGCAGCATCACAAGCCGCTACATCAGCATTTGTTGATGCACTAGCTGCTACTGGTAATACTTCTTTAGCTGCTATTGCCGCTGATGTTGCTTCTGGTAATGTAGCTGCTGGTTTATCGGTTGCTGATGCCGTTGCTGCTGGTGTTAGTGCAGCAACTGCAGGTGCTGCTACTGGTGTTGTAACTGCTACGGGGGAAGTTGTTGGAGGTGGTGGTTCAATCACAGCAGGTATTCCAACTTCATTACTTACTCCTTCTACAGTAACACCAACAACAACGATAACACCTGAGCCAACACCAACACCAACGCCTACTCCAACACCTACGCCAACACCAACACCAACTCCAACACCTACTCCAACGCCTACGCCAATACCAACACCTACACCTACTCCACTACCTTTTAATCCAACATCTTTAATACCTACTATAACTAACACCGTCCTACAAGGATTAACGAACGCTAACGCACAGAATGTTCTTGGTGGTTTGATTAGTTCTGGTGCTAACTTAGCAATGGTTCAGGATGCTGCTGATAAGTTACGTCAGCAAGGACAACTAACTCAAACAGAATACACAAAGCTAGCTAATACTTTAGGTAGTCAGTATACTTTAGCAGGTGAAGCAGCTAGGTTAGGTCAAACACAGATTGCTAAAGGTATTCTTCCTTATACACAGACATTAGGCAGTACAGCGCAGCAAGGTTTGATGAATGTAGGTCAAACTGCTGCTAATATGGTTGGTGAGTTCACACCCTATGGTGTTACTGGTTCTTTGTTTGGTACTACCTATAATCCTAAGACAGGACAAGTTAGCACAGCCTTGACAGAAGATGCAAGAGCAATGTATAATCCATTTGCTCAAGCAGCTATGAAGTCTGCACAGGCTGCTAACATGACTAACGTAGACCAGCTTAGCCAGGATTACTACAACAAGTTAGCTGCATTGTCTGCACCTGAAATAGAGCGTCAACGCCTTGCTACAGAGGCTAGGTTACGTGCTCAAGGAAGATTGGGTGTAAGT